TGAATAATCGACATACTGCGTTTTAGGGTAAGCGTCATAAAATGCAGTTAAGGCGTTTTGGGTTTCATCAGTCATTATTCAACTACTCTTGGTAAATTTGTAGAGGGTTCACCGCCCATTTGTTGCTCAAAACCTCGTAACTGTGCTTCATAGCGTAATTCTTCTTGTCGTATCTGCATTTTCATTTGCAATTCTTCTCGTTTTAACGCTAATTCCGCTTCTTGTTTTTGTTTTTGCAATTCTAATTCTGCTTGGAATTTTTGTTGTTCAAATTGCATTTTTAATTCTGCTTCACTAGGGGGTGGCGGTTGTTGTGGTTGTGGCGGTGCATCTTCTGGATTTTTAAAGAATCGTGACGCATCTTTATAACCAGCCATTCCAGCAAGTTCGGCAAGTGTATTACGATATTGTTGTAAACTAACTAATGGGTTATCAACGCCAGTTTGCAATAATATTTGTTCTTGTTTTTGTGCCATTTGAGCCAAAAACGCCATTTTTTCGTTGGTTTGACCAGAACCTAATCCAACATTAACTGATATATCGTATTCATGTTTCCAGTTGCTAGGGTCAATCGGCACAAACTTATTGTTAAGTCGTATCATTTGGTCTTTTTTGCCATGATGTAAGCAAAGCGTTAAGATAAGTTGAAACAGTTGTTTAACTCCAGTTTCAGCAAATACTCGTGCTATCATTTCTATTTTACCTTGTGCTGCTGACATTTGTGCTGCAACTGCTGTAGCTGTCGTGCTTTGCAAGGAATCGGCATCTAATCCCATAGACGCTTTTGATAATCCTGTTCTTTGTTCTTTTAAATCGTCAAGATATTGTAACAAGCTAAATGCGTTTTGACCGATAAGCTGTGGTTGTAAAGGTTGTAGTGCATTGGGTTGACGCACACGCACAATACCACCTGCTCGTGAATTTAATAAATCATCAATATTAACTTGCCCTTCAACAGCAGCAACTCTTACATTGTTTGTAAGATAGATATTATCTAATAATTGACGCATAACAGTTGATTTAATCATCTGTATATCCATGATTAATTCTGCTAAACTACGACCAATTAACCTATGCGGCATTAATATTGGTGATAAACACGCAAAAGGTACATGGTCAAATGTATCGTTTTCAACAATTTCAAAACCAGACCCTAATGTAACAACTCTGCGTAGCTCGGCAATGCCATCACCATCATAATCTGCTTTAATATAGGCTTCTGTGACTAAAACATCACGCATTGACATATCAGAGCTGTCAGTATCAGAACCAGACTCTACATCTTCAAACCGATTTTGCACTTCTTGGTTTGTATCTAATTCAGCATGACCAGCGTGTTTTTCAACTAAATCTCGGTCATAACCCATTTGTAACAAATCAGACACTTTCATTGTTGTTCTATGTGCTACAAAATCAGCTTCATCTATTGACGCAGCTCGTCTGTTCACTAAAAATTCTTCTGGCGGTATGTTGTCAACCTTAATCATGCCACCATACATAGTGCGTTTAATTTTGACATCATGGCTAACACTATAATCCGATAAAGGCATACCCATTTCGTCAACACCTTCTTCACCATATTCTTCGGTGTTTTGCTCAACAATTTCTACATTTTCATCTTGCAGCAATAAGGTTAGTTCATCATCAGATAAACCAGTATAGGTTTCTTCTTCGACATTTTCGGTTTCATCATAATAGACTTTAACAACGCCAATTTTTTGCAATAAAGCGTCTTTAAAGAAATTGTGCATAATGACAAAACCATCATTTTGACAGTTAATGACATAATTAGCGTATGATGTGGCTTGTTTTGCGCCCTCAACATCTTCTTCTTGTCGAGGCATAAACTCAACATAATTGTCAGTTTGTGTAAATGTACGCATAAGGCTTGGCATGATAAACTCAATGGTATCGGCAACTTCTGTCGTTACAACTTGGGAACGCCCTTCTTGTTCGTTGCCGAACTTTTCACCCATGTAGTAATCCATTGCTTGTATGCGGTCTATACCATACTCGCTATCATAAAACCCTAATGCGTTTTCAATCTCATTACGCACTAAAGCCTGAAACTCTAGTTCTTCCATAATGTAACCTATTTTTTGGTTGTTTTTTTCTTTTCAGCAGATTTTTTTTCTTCTTGTTCTTTTTTCTTCTGCTTATCTATATCAAGTGCTTGGCTTCTTTGCATTGTATTATCCTATTGTTAAAATTAATAAAAGTAGTACGATAATGCCACCAAATGCAGCATCAACATAATCCCATGAATGATTTTTGATGTAATCAATAATTGTCGTTAATATTTCCATATTTTCTCCTAGTTTAATTTGCTCATATCTGGTCGTATATCAATAGTTTTTATTTTTTCTAAAAACTCGTCAGAACTACCACCGCTTTTGTAAAAACAAAATGCAGAAGCAGCTAAAGTTATATCTGTTAATAATTTCCAGTTATCTATTGGTTTGTTCATTGACTCTAATTCTAAACACAGATGGCTTAGCAAAGCGTCTGTCACAGGGTTATCTGCAATTACCTCTTTAACTTCTTCATCTAGTTCAAATATGATGTCATCTATGTTATCCATGAGTTATCCTTATATGATATTGGTTTATTCCAATTATGCTGTGTGCCACGAACAGAGGCAGTAAATGCTTGTTGTGCAAAAGTTAGGCAAAAAGCATCAGCTAGGTCACAAGAACGACCACCTAATCTTTTCTTAAATTCATCTTTGGCTTCAACTTTTATTTTTCCAGCACTTGTAATTTTAAAACGAGGCGCAATAAGTTCTTCTATTAACTTGTCATCTTGAACTAAATACACATCACGCCCTTCAAACCATTCTCTCGCCCTAAACCATAATTCGTCACGCAAACGCATATATTTTTCACGCATACTAGGACTTTCACTAACTTGTATAGGTCTGGCAGGAAGGTCAAGTTCTGTCAATCGTGAACACACACCAGACCCAATACCTATGGTATCTACCATAATATCTGTTGGTCTATCTTTATATTTACACATTTCATACTCTTGGACTATCATGCCAACAGTTTCCATTAAATCTTTGCCTTGCCATGTCTTTATTGGCTCTACGACTTCATTGCCACGCCTTTTACATAGGGCTGTTCTATCACTACCGAAATTGGCGACATCTAAACCCCAAACTACAGGAGTATAGGGGTCAACTTGCACATCTCTATTTAAAGAACTATCCACCATATATAGCGGAATAACTGTATCATCTTCTGCACGAGGGAACTCACCTAAGACACGCACTCGATACACATTCGAGTCATCACCATATTTTATTCCCATATCTTCAATATATTCAGGTGCAACTTGCGAACTGTCCTTACAAGCAACTGTCATCAATGTCCATCTATCACGCATTGCGGAAAAGGCATTAAAGAAATAGCCGCTAGTTCGTGTTGGATTACCAGTCATCACAACTTTCGCATTAGGTGTTGAAAGCGAACCCTCGCCAACCTCAAATATCATATCATCTACACCAGAGGCTTCATCTATAATAAATAAAAGGTTATCAGAGTGGAATCCTTGTAACGCTTCTGGATTTTCTCTACGACTCACACGAGCCACAGCGTAACTATCACTAGCACCTTCTAAATTAATTTTATCCGATTTCATTTCTAGCTGCTGATAAAATGCTTCAGGCAGCTTACGACCCCATTTTTTCACTTCTGCCCATAGCACATCTGATAATTGATGTGCGGTGTTGGCAGTACATACCACTTTACATGGGTGACGAGTGAGTAACCACCACAAGATAAGCCACGACAATACTGCTGTTTTACCGACTCCATGACCTGATTTAACTGCACATCTGGGATTATCCATGACATTACGCAAAAACTCACGCTGCCATTGTTCAGGTTTGACATCTAACATTGTTTCGACAAACATTACAGGGTCTAAAGCGAGTTCAGCAAGTATTTCAGCTAATTGTTCGTTGCTCATATATTTCCTTTTTATATGGGGTAACAGGGGAAAATGGTATGTTAAAAACCTGCCACCCCACCTTGCAAGGCAATATGTCATAAACCCATTTTATTAATAGTTGTTGAAAGGAAGGGAGATATATTTACAACACAATTCTGCCTATGTTGCCATATTTAGCGATTTTACAAAGTTTGTCAATATATAGAAAAATTTTTTTAGGGGGTACTATATATAGAATTTTTTTAGAGAGGGGGGTATATATATTATCATGTAGAGGGTGCGTGGCAGAACAAAGGGGGGGCATTTCGCTATTTTGTTCTTGTTTTGTTCTCTATTTGTTCTAGCTTTGTTCCTGTTTCTTTGGTTGGGGTAATATCTATTATATTTTTTCTTTTCTTAAATTCGCTTATCTTACCGCTTACCTCGCTTAGTGTATTAACTAAACTATCCGCCTTAATATTTAATTGATTTACATTAGGAAATAAAAAAGCAAAGTGTTTAATATCCCTTATATCGTTTATTAGAGCTTCTTTAATTAATTGAGGCGTTAAATCTCCCATATCCTCTAAGGCGTAATTTAAAGCCCTTTTTATAATCTCTTGGCTTTGTATCTTTTTCCTGTTTGATTTGCTTCCAAATGGTCGCCCTCGCTTTCTTTTAACCACTTCATTTGCGTTTTTTGCGTTGCGTTCTTCTTTTGCCCTATTTTTCATATAATTAATTTCCTAAGCTATTGATAACATTATTATGGCAAGTTTTACTAATTGTAAATTAATTAATTAATTGGCATAAAAAAAGAGGGTTAAAAACCCTCTTAATTTATCTTATATATTTAATATTAATTCTGGTTATTTTCTAACCATTCGTGAACGATTTGTTCACCTATAATATAAGTATACATATTAACGACTTTTTCTGGACTTGAAAAATCTGTTGATACTTCACCAAAATGTAACTGCTCATATTCTCTTATATGTTCAATAACATCAAAAACCATATCACCTAGCCATTTTTTAGCTTCATAAGTTCCATAAATATAATAATCTTGATTAAATGCGTTGTGATGTAAATCTTCTTTCCAGTATTCATCTTCTTTAAGATACTCAATACTATCATCAATAAAGTCATCAAAATATTCTTTTAATTCTTCTTTTTTATAATCCATAATTATTTCCTTTCATTTAATAAATCGATATTAAACTTTTAAAGTTATTAAGTCAATACTTTCTGACCATAAAAAAAAGGGAGCTAAAAAACTCCCTTAATTTATCTTATATATTTAATATTAGTTTAAATCTGATAACTCAATAATATCATTTTTAATTAATTTTCTAATTTTTGCAGTATTTGTATTAAATTCGGTATTTTCATTAATAAATTTATTCAAATATCTTAAGGTAGTCCTCGAGTAATCCCAATTATCCTTATCAAGAGTTAAATAGTCATTAGTAACACTCCCATTATAATTTCTATCTTCATTTTTAGTTAAAATAGCAATAGTAACTCCATAAGACTGAAAAATTAATTCAGTATAATACCCATCGCTATTATTGCCCAGATATTCTTCTATGATAATCTGATTGGTTACAGGATTGCCATTCCTACTTTTCATATTATAAGCTCTTTTCATAATATCCCTTTCTATATTTCTTCTATACTAATTATTGTTGTTTCTTGGTTGTAGTCAATTTCTTGGTATATATAATTTAAAGTATTATATAACTCTACTAAACTATAAGCAGAAATTATAAAACCTTTACCGCCTTGACTATGTTTATTATCTTCATCTGTTTTTATCAGATAGCTTTTTAGTTGTTTTTTATCCATAATTATTTCCTTTCATTAAATAATAAGTAATATATAAAACATTGAATGTTTTTTGTAAAGTCTTTTATTTATATTTATTTATTTTTTTTATTAAAAAAAACTTTACAACATTAATTGTATAATATATAACTTTAAATGTTGTTAATTAATGAAAGGGTAAAACAATGGAAAATCTTAACCTTAGCAAATATGCTAAAAAACAATTTTATAAAGAAAATGATTTAATATCAGTCAGAATTGATTTTGGTGGATTTTATGATTCAATTCATAAATCAAGAATTGAGGGTGATATTGAAAGTTTTTTTGATTATTCAGAATTGAATTTATTAGAAGATAGCAAAGTTGAAGAAATATACAATAATATTAATTTTTATAATATCTATAATAGTTATATTGTTGGTTATTGTAATTGTTTAGCAAATATTATTTTAAATGAATTTGGTATTTCTTTTGATTTTGTAAATCTAAATTTAAATAGCCCAAGAGAATATAATTTTGAAACTGATGTTATTTTGTGTGAAGTTGATAAAGGCAAAATTCAGTCATTAACAAATATTTTCTTAAATAGTTCCGAATATAAAGAAGATTTTATAAAACATATTGAAGATATAACCACGAGTAAAAGTGGATATATGCCTTTTTATTCTTTTGAGGATATTATGAATAATAAAAATGATATGCTTTATACTCAAGTATTTAATTTTTTAATAAACAATACTGAATTAACTCAAGATATACCTACTGATATTGAATATGATGAGTGGTATTTATCTGAATATGAAATTAATGAATTACATGAAAAGGATTAAAAATGAAAAAATTAATTAAAGAATATAAAAAAACTAATGGTGTTGAATGGATTAATGGGTTGTTAATTTCAATTTTAGGAACAGCATTATTCATAGCAGCTATTTATCAATATTAAGAAAGGAAAGAAAATGACTAGATATAGTTGGTTTAGATACGAATATAAAGGCAAAGAGTTTGATATACCCAGATTTAATACGAAAGATTATATCGTTCAATATTTAAAACAAAATAAATTACCTTTATCAGAGTATCATAACTTTAAGTTTATTTCACAAATAGTAGGTGAAGAATTACCAAATAAATTAGAAAGGAAAGAAAATGGAAACAATAATTAATAAAGACAATGTAGATTATAAAATTGAAGTTGTTGATGATGATTGGGGAATAACTGTTAATGAGTGTCCAAGAAGTGAACAAAATACCGAATATTTATCAAAAATGGTAATTCATTATAAAGATTATAAATTACCTTGCGAAGATGATTTAACAGTAGAAGAAATGCACGAAATTTTAAATAGTGAGGATTTTTATGCGTTACCTTTATTCATATATGAACATGGCGGATTATCATTATCAACATTTTCTCAATGCCAATGGGATAGTTCTTGTGTGGGTATTATATATTTATCAAAAGATGATGTTGAAAAAAATGGAATAAAAAATCCTATAAAAATCTTAAAAGATGAAATCAAAGAGTATGATGATTATTTACAAGGAAATATATTTGGCATTATCATATCTGAAAAATATAAAAAAGTAACAATTCCTTATTATCAAAATATTGCTGATAAAATCTGTAATTCTGGTTGGGAAGAAATTGATAGTTGTTATGGCTTTATTGGAGAAGATTGTGCAATTCAAGAACATGATATGTGGGTTAAACATTATGAGGGAGATGAATAATGGCTAAGAAAA